GCTCGGTGTATTCAGGGTTCAGCTCTATGCCCACGAAATGACGCCCCATCTGCGCGGCAACCATGCCGGTTGTGCCGCTCCCCATGAACGGGTCAAGCACAATGCCGCCTTCTGGACAACCGGCGAGAAGACAGGTCTCAACCAGCTTCGGAGGGTAGGCGGCGTAGTGACCGCCCTTGAAAGGGACGGTGTTGATCTTCCAGACATCGCGCTTGTTGCGTAGCGGATTGATGTCAGAATCCTTGATCTCGCCATGCTCACGGGGGCGGTTGATGGACTGCGGCTGAGGCTGACCGGGAACGGGCTTACCGTATTTGTTGCCGCCCTTCATGCCGCGCTTGAGGCGTTCCGCCGTTGCAGGGGCAATCGGTTCGGAAATCGCCTTGTAGTCGAAGAAATACTTCTTGGATTTCGAGAACAGGAAAATATGCTCGTAGCAGCGGGCGCAGCGGTCTTTGACGCTCTCCGGCATGGGGTTGTCCTTCATCCAGATGATGTCGTTGCGCAGATACCAGCCGGTATCGCGGAGGGCAAAAGCCAGCATCCACGGAATGCCGATCATGTCTTTCGGCTTGCAGCCATCAACCTTGTTGTTGAGAGCCACAGCCTGACCGTTTCTGCCGTTGGGGTTCTTCGGGTCAACGAAATCGCCCTGATTGCCTTTCCCAGCGTAGGTGTCCGAGATGTTCAGCCAGAGCGTACCGTCCGGACACAAAACGCGCCTGACTTCGGTAAACACTTCCGTCAGGCGCGAGATATATTCCTTCGGCGTTGTCTCTCTGCCGATCTGAGCATCCATGCCGTAATCGCGGAGCGCGTAATACGGAGGGGACGTCACACAGCAATGAACGCTGTCATCGGGCAGAGTTTTCAGGATTTCAAGGCAATCGCCGGTATGAATGATGTCAAGTTGTATGGTGGTGTACCTCCTGTTCTGTTGGATTTGTGTTTCCATTGAAATGTTGGCTGTGAAACCCGACAACATTTCAATGGGCATCAGTCGGAGTAATACTCGTCCGGCTCATAGTCCTCATCTTCCATGAAGTCCTCGTCGAGATCGTCAATCTCGTCTGCCCAACGGTCGAAGATTTCCTCGGCTTCCTTCGCCGCCTCACGATAGAGGCTCAGGCGGTTCTTCTAAAAGGCGGCAAAGGCGGGGACGAACTTGCCGAACTCGCGGATTGCCTTCACATCCTGCGTGCGCATATCTGCGACGCACTGAATGATTTCGGACATCGTGAGCAGATCGTCGATCATGGTTTCGTAGTCTTCCTTGGCGATGGTGACGGTATCGGCATCGTCCTCAGCCGCTTCCTGCTTGCGGACTCGGAACGTCTCGTTGACATCCTTCATCAGCTTGATCACACAGTCAGTGGTCTCATCGAAAATCTCCTGCATACGCTCTGCCATCTGGTCGGCGCAGTCCTCCAGTTCCTCATGAACGTGGAGGTAGGCGCGATGGTGCTTTTTCAGTTCGGTTTCCTCGTGGATGAGGGCAATGAGATCGGCGCTCATGTCGATGACCTCAAGCAGAAGGTCAATCGGCTTGGTGATGCTGCCAAACGTGGTGTTTACGGGGACACCGCTGGCTTCTGCGATGATGCTCTTGGCGTTCTCAAGATTGAAGTTCTTGTTCATATTCAAAATCCTCCTTAGTTCTGTACGGTTTCTTCTAAGCGGGTGGTCATGATGCGGTAGAGCTGGGTGTCCTTCGGGAAATCGTCCTTGAAGGGAACGATGGTCGAGCCGTAGAAGATCAGCCCCTCACCGGCATTGGAATTGGTGATGTAGTTCTGCTGGCTGGGCGAGATGTTCAGCGCCTTCGAGAGAATCTGCCGGTCTCCGGACGCCTGATTCAGAAGGTAGACAAAATCCGAGTTTTCAAAAATGTTCTCCACCTCGCGGGAGGCAAGAAGATCCTTGACGTTCTGCGTGATTCCGGTCGGGATGCCGCCCCATTTTCTGAAACGCTTCCAGATTTCCACGCTGTATGCGGCGGTCTGTTCCTCCTTCAAGAGCAGATGGAACTCGTCCATGTAGTAGCGAGTTGCCTTGTGCTGGGCGCGGTTGATTGTAACTCTGTTCCACACCTGATCCTGCACGATCAGCATACCGAGCTTTTTGAGCTGCTTGCCGAGTTCGCGGATGTCATAGCAGACAAAGCGGTTGTTGACATCCACATTCGTTCTGTGATTGAAGACGTTCAGAGAGCCGTGAACATAGATTTCAAGGGCAGTTGCAATGCGCTGTGCCTCCGGCTCCTTCTGATTTCTCAGAATGTTGTAGAGGTCTTCGAGGATCGGCATTTTCTCCGGCTTGGGGTCTGCAAGAAACTCCTGATAGACCATGCGGACGCTGCGGTCAATGATGGTCTTCTCAACCGGCTGCAAGCCGTCCTTGCCGCCGACAATCAGCTCACACATGGAGAGGATGAAGTCGGATTTCAGCGTCAGCGGGTTTTCCTCTTCGGAGTAGTTCGTGTTGATGTCCAGCGGATTGATGTAATCCGTGCTGACCGGCGAGATGCGGATGACCTGACCGCCGAGCTTCTGCACAAGGGGGAAATACTCGGCTTCTGGGTCGCAGACGATGATGTCATCCTCCGTGATGAGGAAGGCGTTCGTCATTTCGCGCTTTGCGGAGAAGGACTTACCGGAACCGGGTGTACCCAAGATCAGCCCGTTGGGGTTCTTGAGCTGCTTGCGGTCAACCATGATCATGTTGTTGGACAGTGCGTTCAGCCCGTAGTAGAGAGCTTCGCCGCCCTGAAAAAGCTCCTGCGTGGTGAACGGCACGAAAACCGCCGTGCTGGAAGTGGTCAGTCCGCGTTCGATCTCCACCTGATTGACGCCGATAGGCAGAGAGGACATCAGCCCTTCCTCCTGCTGAAAATCAAGACGCTTGAGCGCACAGTTATACTTTTGGGCAATGGCGGCGGTTTGGAACACCGCGTTTTCGAGCTTTTGGCGATTGGTTGCCGTGTTCATAATGAGAATGGTCACGAGGAACAGTCTCTCATTGCGGGTCTGGAGATCCTGCAACAGACGCTTTGCCTCGCCGCCGAAGGTGGCAAGATCGGACGGGATGATGTCCATATCGTAGCCGGAGCGGACTGCCTTTTTCTGCTCTTCGATCTTCATCTTGTCGAGGTCGGTGATCTTCATCTTGATGCTCTTGATTGCCTTCGCCTGGTCAATCGTCCGGATATGAAAATTGACCGTGATGTTGCTGTCCATCTCAAGGAAGTCGGCAAGCATACGGTCATTGAGTTCCGGCGCGAGGATTTGCAGGAAGCTCACCGCGCCGACGGTTCTGCCCATCTTGAAGCACTTGCCTTCACGGAAATCAAAGGAAGTGGGAGCGATAAAGTCCTTCGTGCTGAGTCCTGTCCGGGCAACCATATCGAAGGAAAAGCGGAACGGCTCATTGGTGTCCATGTTAAACACATCATGAAGCACTTTCAGCCGCTCGTAGCCGGACAGCGGTTCCGTCCTCACACCGAGGGTTTTGAAGTTGTTGAGAATGTCGGTTTCAATGCGTTCGAGCTTCGGCTTTGCCGTGCGGAGGGAGTCCGCCTCAATGCCGAAGGTGATGTACTTCCTCTTGACCAGTCCGTTGTTGCCCTTGGTGAGCTGGCTTTGCAGCATACCGGAATACTCGGAGCGGATGTCGTTGAAGGCGTCCTCCTGTGCCGGAATGTTGATGCGCTTGCGGAACTCATTGAGGCTTGCCTTCTGATTGATGAAGGAGAGCTGGACGAAGATCGAGCTGTCGAAGTAGTTCAGAAAGTCGCACCAGTTCTCAAAGATGGCAGTTTTGTCCTCGTTCTGCGCAAGCTGGTAGTTGATGTCCTCAAAGGCGATGGACTTCGTGTAGAGGCGGCTGTTCACCTTACAGATACCGTCACGGCACATCTCCACATAGGGGATGGTCTGCTGGGCGGACTTGCGGACTTTCTTTGCCTTCCTGTCCTTTTTCTTCTGCATGACGATCCGCTTCTTTTCCTGAGCGGAAAGGGCATCGCCGTAAACGACACCGTTTTTGACGGTCATCTTAGGCTTTGCCTTTGCTGTGCTGTTGTTCAAGCTGCAATTCCTCCTGTTCTTTGATTTTCTGCTGAATTTCAGCGTAGAGATTGTTTGTGCGATAGGGGCGCACCTTGTCCCGGATAAACATGGACTGTACGATGTGGTACAGATACTTCTCGGCGGGCTGACCGTCCTTCTCGTAAAGCGCGAAGAAGATGAACGGGAGCATGATGACCACCATCAGCATTGCCGCCGTAGACAAGTCGAGATGTGCCTTCGCCAGAAAGAAGATCGGGACGCCGACTGCCGCAGCGACGGAAAAACAAATGAGCTGCCGCTTGGTCAGGTTGAACATGACCTTCGTTTTGACGCGGTTAAGATCCTTCGGGACCGGAACAAATGCCATTGACTGTTTCCTCCTTTCTAAGCTGCTTTTCGTAGCGCAGTTTCATTTGAGTGGGATATTGATCCTCCTTCGGCTGACGCTTGCCCGTCCAGCGAAGTCCACCCGCTTTACCTTGACAGATCCAGCCGGAAGCCCGAAGGCTTGCACCGTTTTCACTTTCCAGCGTGTAGGTGATGATGCGTTTATAGCCCATAGCCGCAGCAGCTCTTGCCGCCGCGCCGTAGAGAAAGCTGCAAGCGTTCTTTGCCCCGTTGGTGCATAGCCTTGTGACCTCCAATGTGAAGCCGTCATCCAGATACCGGCTGACAGGACGCCCGGCGATGATTACGCCGACCAGCTCACCGTCTGCTTCACAGCCGATGGAGAACTTGTGACCGGCAACCGGCTTGTGATGCCGGTGATGCTGCCGGACATACTCGTTGGCGTCTCGAAGAGAGATGGGTTTTAGCCGCAGCATGGTGTTTCCTCCATAGGAAGATGCGCCGTGCATTCGACCTCGTTGCCCCAAACGTCCCAGCCTTCGGGAGACTGACGGGCAAAAAGCTCCACGCGGGGAAGGTCTCCCATGAGCCGAACAATGCGTTCCCGCGCCTCATCCGGCTTTTTGGAATGCTCTTCGATGTGGCTGAGGATGACCTGACGCACACCGGCGTCAACTCGCTTCGGGTGTCCCTTCGTGGCAAGGATGCAGATTTCCGCGTTTGCCCTTGTCCAATACCCCATGCCGGTAAAGAGATCGTCGTTCCTTCGGTTTTGCTTCACCCATACAAAAGCCACGGTCTTATAGGAAAATCCCCATGCCGTCAGCACTTCGAGTGCTTCACAAAGGCACGGGAACGTGATCCAGAGGAACAGAGCGCAGTCCTTCGCAGCCAGTTTGCCAACCGGAAGTGCCTTGATGTCTTCAATGCACATCGTCGGATAATGGCTTTCTGCCGACCGCCCCTGTCCCTTCTTGGAGTAAGTCCGATACGCCCAAGGGGGATCGGCGTAGATGATGCTGTACTTCTTCATACTGCCGCCCTCCTTAGTGCGCATGGAAAATGGATTTTGCGAGGCTTCCGGTCTTGAACAGCGAGAAGCACAGAATAACCGTGTACGCTGCCACAGAGAACAGAGCCGAGTGAATGTTGTCTGCGATAATCATGCCGTTGATCAGCACTGCATAGATGCCGACGCAGACCATGATGAGAAAGCCCTGAAATGCCAGAGCGAACAAGCCTTTCAGATAGTTCGTGCCGATGCTGCCCCATTCGCGGTTGCTCATGGTTGCGATGGGAATAGGCGCAATGCTCACGGTGCAGTAAATCTCAATCATGCGCCCGTAGAGGATGACCGTAATGAGGATCGCCATGATTTTGAGGCACAAGCTGATCAGAAGCGTCTCTATCGACAGTCCGAGCAGTTCTCCGACGCCCATGTTCTCCATGCCGGTACGCATCTGCGCAATCGTCGCGTCAATGTCAATGCTGGTGTTGCCGTGAATTACTCCTGCTGCGCCGGAAACCACGTTCTGCCCGATGTCGAATACTGCCATCACGATGTCAAAGGTGTGCGTCACAAGGTAGATCGCCACAGCCGCCTTGAAAAACCACTTGAAGAACATCCAAGTGTCCATGTCGTGAAGGTTGTTTTTCTCGGTGATCATGGAAATCAGCTCGTAGCACAAAACGAAGGTGATGATGATACCAGCGATGGGGACTATCACGTTTTCAGATAGTCCCCGGATCATCTGGTACACGCCGCCGTTCCAGCCGGACGGTGTTTGCCCAACTTCGGCGGCAATCGTTCCTACCTTCTCGTTGACATCGGTGAACATATTGGTCAGGTTGCTCTCGATCCATCCGATCAGCATATCCTTGAGAGCCTGTTCGATCTTTTCTAAAATGCTGCCCAATATTTCACCACCCTTCGGTTAAGCTGGGCTTGCCGTGGATTAGCCGAACAAACCGGAGAGCAGGGGGATGAGGGTCGTGCCGATCAGCACCACACCGCCGCCAGCCATGAGCTGCTTGATGCCCTGAGACTTGGCGCCGGGGTTGTCGTTGCCGTAGCCTTCCATGAGGTTGACAACACCCCACACTGCGAGACCTGCGCCGAGGGCGATAACGAGCGTCTGAAGAACCGTGACAGCCTGATTGATGAAAGCCATAGATTTTCCTCCTTGATTTGAAAAAGATTGGTTGTGTATTTTTGAAAATGGGCATAAAAAAAGAAGCCCCGTCGCTGTTCTGCTTTGGGATGCATCAGGCTTTACCCACTGCGCAGTGCAGCGACGGGGCTTTAATCCGCTTCGACCTCACCCATATCATAGAGGTCGAATGTGTCATCGGGCTTGACTACCAGCTTGTGCTGCCGGTATTTTTCGATGTCAAAGGCATTCCGCTTGTTATAGTCGGAGAGCTGCCGGTACTTTGGATGCTTCGTGATGTCGTATTTGTTACTGAGAAAAGGTCTCACGCCTCGAAGCTGCAAAATACACTTGGCTCCGTCCATGACGGCGATCTCGTCTTGAGACATCAATTCCTTGCCGGTTTTCTGATAATTCAAGCCATAGGAGTTGTTGTTGGAACGGGTTTCCGAGGTGTTGTAAAGGTCGATTGTCTCCTTGCCCAGCACCTCGCTGATTTCCTTGAGCGTGGATTTCTCCTTGCCGCCGAGGAAAAGTGTGCAGTCACAGTTGCCCGTGATGGTGTCAGCCGCGTCCTTGTAGATGGTCTTGAGCTGAGACTGGGACTGCAAGATGATTGACGCCGAGATTTCCCGACTTCGGATGGTGGCGATGAGCTTATCAAACTTCGGGATTTGACCGATGTTTGCAAACTCGTCCAGCAGACAGCGTACATGAACGGGAAGCCGTCCGTTGTAAACGTCATCTGCCTTGTCGCAGAGAAGGTTGAAGAGCTGGGAATACATGATTGCCACGACGAAATTGAAGGTGTCATCGGTATCGGAAATGATGACGAACAGTGCCGTCTTCCGGTCTCCGATGGTGTCCAGCTCCATCTCATCGTAGCTCATCAGCTCCCGCAGCTCTGCGATGTCGAAGGGTGCAAGCCTTGCACCGCAGGAAATCAAAATCGACTTGGCGGTTTTTCCCGCCGCCAGCTTGTATTTGCGGTATTGCTTGACCGCAAAGTGGTCAGGGTCGCGGGCTTCCAGCTCATCGAACATGACATCCACGGGGTTCTTGAAGGTCTCATCGTCCTCTCTGGCTTCCGAGGCATTGATCATTTCGAGCAGAGTAGTAAAGTTTTTCTCGTGGTCGGGTGCTTCGTACCAGATGTAGCCGATGAGGGCTGTGTAGTAGAGCTTTTCCGCCTTTACCCAAAAATCTTCTCCGGACTTATCGCCATCTCCCTTCGTATTGACGATGATCGTATTGACCAGCTTGAGGATGTCCTTCTCGCTGCGGATGTAGCTGAACGGGTTGTAGTGCATGGATTTACGGAAATTGATGGTGTTCAGCGACTTGATGACGTAGCCTCCCTTTTCAAGCATTTTGCCGCACTCCACCAGCACCGTACCCTTGGGCACCATTTCGTCAAGTAGGAATTTGAATAAATGCTTATTTTTTTCAAAATGACTGCGAACCCAGTATTTACGCTGGGTTGCGGACTTCCATATCTAACTCTGCCTTCATAATTTTCATTACTTTTTCCTGCATGGTCATGCTAGAGTTTTGATTAAAATAGTAATTAACCTGATAGCAGGTGTTCCCGATTTTCTTTTCATAGTCTGGATTTTTTTCTTCTGTAGTCTGAACTATATTTCTGTCTTCCATAAAATTTTTCTCCTTTCGCTGAATTGCCCGACAGAGAGAATGATTGTTTTGTCTCTGCCGGACGTATTCATTTAAAGCTGTAATTTGCAACTGGCAACAACATGGTTGAAACTTTCTTTCAAGTGTTTTTCACCACTCATTTTTCCAATTTATAACACTACTATTTTCTTTTTTGAAATATCTTGTTGCCACCTAGTAAAAATAGCTGTAAAGCCTTTAAAATCAGTAGTTTTCGGCGGATACAATAGTGGCAACAACCGATAACCAACCAGGTAAAAATCAGCCTTCCGGCTTCAAAAACTGTCCTCTTTCTCTGTCGGGCTAGTTAAAAGGAAGTGCCATCTGTTCGGCTTCGGAAAGGTCAATAAATCCCTCTCCTCCTTCGTTGTTGCCACCATCTGTATCTCCCCGAATCCAGCATCTCTGCTTCCCATATCCTTCCTTTGTAAAGCGATGATATCCGCCTCTCTTCCACCCGATAATCTGAGTATCCATGATCTGACAGATTTCATTTGTCTCAAATTTCTTCGGCTCTCCGTCATAATGGTTAAAGGCATTTTTCCAAAGCTGAATAGAGCAGACATAATTTCCGTCATAGCTGTCAAGCCACCCTTGAATCATTCCTGCCATTGTATCTTCCTGCATGAACTGTTTCCGATATTCATTGATATTAAATTCCATCTCACTGTCAAACCGCAGTAATTCCGATTTATTTTCAGCTGCATTAAGCAATACCATTGCTTCTGCCCACAGCTGGTCAAAATACTCTCTGGCTTCTGGCTCATCATCAAGAATGTGCTTCTCTGCTTTGCTGCTATCAATTTCAATCGGCAGAAATCTTCTTGCCCCAGTACGATCAAACGGAATGAACTGCCGGTTATTTGATGATCCAGCAAACACACATTGCCTTGGTCTGTCTTCCTCATATTTTTCATAAGGATTTCTGTGGGTTTCCTTCATTCTTGATAAGAAAGATTTTGTTTCTTCGATACTCTTTGCACTGATTGCAGCTGTCATCTCCGACATCTCCAAAATCCAGTGTCCCCGAAGTAATTCATAAGGTTTTTCCATATTCAGGTTTTTCAAGCTGTCTGAAAACCACTGATCGTCCAGTGCCAGAAAGCGGAAAAAAGTGGATTTTCCCGCCCCCTGCTGTCCTACCAGACATAACATTTCATCAAATTTACACCCTGGACAGTAGATACGGTTTAAGGCTCCCATCATAAAATGTTTCAGCATTTCATAAACCATATCCGAATCGTCCGCACCCATATACACTTTCAATACATTACGGATTCTTTCTTTCCCGTCCCATTCAAGAGTTTCTAAATATTCACAAATGGGGTGGTATTCTTTACTGTATGCTTCCAGATCCAATGCATCGTCCATAACACTTTCATTGAACAGACCATAATATTTTTCAAAGAAATACCGAAGTGCTTTTCTTCCTTTGTTCGTTAATACACATGGTTCTTTATTCCACCAGAGAACTTTTGTTACGTCAATTTTCTCTGTCAATCGGTTATATCGAAGACTACCTACTAACAGCGGATCTTTTCTTAATACGGTCACATAATTCTCCATTGAATTTTTGACTGTCCCTTTTTCCGTCATATTCAGGGTTTCTCTGATTTCCCGACAGTCCCCCGGGTTCACCATAAGAATCATTTTCTTTATCAAATCTTTTTCCTCTTTCATTGAAATATCTTTTACATTTTCGCTCAATATTCTCTATCTCCTCTCGCTTTTCTCTCACTATTGTTTCTTTGTCCGCAGGCTCTCCAAACAGCAAGGTATCCAGATAATAATTAACAATCACAAGTTCTCTCAGGGCAGTTGTAAATCTATCGTTCCATTCTTCTGTTCTTGTTTTGGGTCTGTACTTTTCTTTCCATTCCAGCAACATAATCCGATAATCCAGATAAGCTTTCAGGCATCTCATATATTCTTTTTCCCATTGTTCTTCTGGTGTCGGTTCTGGCTTTCTCACCAAAATGTTTCTTCTGCTTGGCAAGGAATCTCTTCCTCTGGCAGAGTAGTTAATTCCAAAATCATCTGCCAGTTTCATTGCCGCATCTCTTAATCCCAGTCCAAATAACTGTGCTGTAAAATCAATCGCATCTCCTGTGCAGCCACAGCCGAAGCAGTAATATCTTCGGTCTACTTTCATACTGGGCGATTTATCATTATGAAAAATACAGCGAATCAGCCCACTCCTGTTTGGCTTCAATCCATACATCTCCGCAGCCTGCCGGACGGTTACATTCTGTTTCACTTCATCAAATAATCCCAATTCATTTCCTCACTTTCTCAAATCTGCTTCCAAAATCTGGGAAGCAAGTTTTCAATAAAAACAAAAAAGCACTCTATCCTATCCTTACGGAATCAACAAAATGCCCTACATCTCTAAATCACTGGAATGTGATTTTCCTCTTTTCAGTTGTTTTCTCTCCGCCTCTTCTCTTTGAATCTTTGCTACATTCAGTGCAAGTTTTTCTCTGATAGATGGCTTCACTTCTTTTTTGATTTCCTCCACAACCGCTTTTTTCTTTTCCGGCTGTTTCAACTGGCTGGTAATCCTTATGACTATCTTCTCCATCGCAGTTTCAATTTTCTGTATCAAACCATCCAATCTTTTTATTGCGTATTCCTTTTCTCTTCGGGAAGCTTTATGCTTCGGATCTTGAATCCACTTTTTTGAATCTTCCACCAGACGGATATCATCTCTTCTGGTAGCCAGCATTGCTTCTTTTGCTACTTTCTCCACTGCCTTGTCATATGCTTCACTGGAGACTTCATCAAGCAAAGTTTCTACATCTTCAATACGAACTGTAAGCTGTTGCAACTCCTGTTTCTGTTCTTCAATCAGATCACCTTGTTTAAATATCCGATCAGAATTATTTGCAAATTCTTTGTCCTGCTGTTTTATTTTTTCTTCCTGTGACTGGATAATTTCTTCGTTTGCATTTACACGACTTGATTGTTTTGCAAGTTCCAGACGATTTTCATTTACCTTATCTATCTGCATAAGGATTGTTTCCTGTCGGTCTGCAATCTCTTTTTTCTGCTTCATACGGATATAATCCTGTTTCTCCAGATACTGTCGTCCACCATAAGCTGGTTCTTCATCAAGTTCCAATCCATGTCGTTTACAGATATCCAGAAACATCGCCCGGCAGGCAGAATCAAAAACGACCTTACGGTTATTTGTCTTTGACCTCTTCTTTTCTGGATTTGGAAGTTCAAAGCCAAGTTCTTCCAGTGCTGCTTCCTGTTTTGGCTCAATCTCTCCATATCGGTTTGTAGCATCAAATACATGACGCTCATGGATATGAGGAGTTGATTCGTCCATATGCAGTGACCAGTCAATGATATGAACATTAGAGCCAAACCGCTCATCAAATTCTTTTTTAAATTCATCAAAAACCCTGATCAGTGTCTCTACAGAAGCATGTTCATCTATCGTCCCCAGCTGATAGATACTTTCTTCAGGGCAGGTCTTTTTATTTTTCAAAATCTCTTCCACACCTTTGCATCTGTCTGGGTGTCGAGCTTTCTCATGTCGCTTATTTTGGTTAATCACATAGTCACTGTAATGCTCCGAATAGTAAGCCATTTCAATCTGGCTAAAAGAAAAATTATCCTCTTTTCCCTGGTCTTCCATTGTGGTATATCCCTGATAGCAGTCCCAGTAAATGTTTTGGCGAACTCTTTCATTGTCGATATGCTCACTGTGTTCTGGATCAAATCTCCGATCATTGTGAAGCGGATTATAAACTCCATCTTTTCCAGATCGTCCGTTATGCCTTGTTCCTTTCAATTCACATTTCCCCTTTCTTTCAAGTTTTTCCCCGAAGGGAATTGCAGCGAAGCTGCTAAAAGTCTCTGTCTCCGTTACAGATAGTACCCAGTACTAAGTGGCGAAACGCCTCTTAACTGGGCAATGGCTGCCGCCCTTAACCTGCTAAGGGCTTTGCCCCTTAACCCCAGCAAGGTGCTGCCACCCTTTGCAATTCTGCCCCAAAGGACTTCCAGCCCTCTGTACTCCCGGCAGACAAAACATAACTCCTGCCGCTGTCCCTTCAGCAAGATTTTCTGTTCCGTCTGTTTTTCAAAAATCCTCTATATCGGATTTTGTGAAAATAAAAAAGCCGACGCAATTTCAACTTTTACAAAAGTCCAAATACATCGGCTCAATCCTTTGACCTGATCGGTCATTATTCATTTTTTCTGACTGGCTCATACAGTCCATTTTTAATAATGAGCAAAACAAAAGGCACTAACTTTTTACGGTTAATGCCCTCTGGGTTAATCATTATATGAATCTAATCTGTAAGTTTAAATTTATATATCTTTTTCCATTTTCCATATACAATGTTGCAAACCCATGCTTTCCTGTAGACCCTCTTTCAAACTTTGTATTATTTAAAAGATATTTTTCAAAAGCATCTCTGTTGTAAATATGATATGCAAGTACTTCACCATTATCTTTTACAATAACGTATCCGCCATTAGCTTCATCGTGTCCGTCCCATTCTTTTGACGGCATCATTCCTAAAGCAATCGAGCATAAAAATTTCTTAAATTTGTAAGCATAAATTCCTTTTCTTGGATATCCCAAAGGATTTTGTTCTTCAATGATTCGGATTAACTTATCACTATCAGTTGCTTGATTTTGATAATACAGCAATAACAAGTGTGCTATGATTTCTTCCATGTAGGTATCAATCAGCATCAAATTTCCTGAAAAAACTTTATTCTTCATATGACTGTATTTCATAGTTCCATTTTCAGTTATCATCTGTATTCTATCGAGAATTTTTGTTTTACTATCTATTGCATTAATCTGTTCAGCCAATTCATCCGATATGCCTGAAACTTCATAAACAAAATTTGTAGCACCTGATGCGTTCAGTAATGTAGGCGCACTTCCTAATTCTGATTTAATACTAAATCCACATATCGGCTCATATCCAGTGTTGATATCATGAATTTGCATCGTTATATCTGTCTTATCCGTTGACGGGGCAGATATTTTTGTACATGCTAATTCATTCATAATTGTATCCGACCCTGGAATCTCAAAAGCACGACTTCCACCTTCTACTATTTTTTCATACAGGTATGCTGCTCTTTTTGCCATCTCCTTTTGAGTAATTGATCTTATAATTTCTGCATTCCAGTGTATCTCAATTCCTTGCTCTTCTGAAACAATCACATACTCTAAATGTTTGTTTTCATCTTCCTGTCTTATAATTTTTAAAATGGGATAATACACATCCTTGATTTTTTGTAGTTTTTCATCAGCAGCATACAATTCGCCCGTTGACAATAACTTCAGAAGCACATACAGTTCACTCCACTCACCTTTATTGCCCGACAGTTTCATGTTTCTCCTCCTCACTTTCGTCCAAAACTTCTTTTATCTTTTGAGCAATTGCCTCTATGACATTAACAGTCACACTATTTCCAAATTGCTTATACATATGTGTATCAGCAAGATCCCATTTAAAATCATCAGGAAATCCTTGCAACCGTGCCCACTCTCTTGGTGTCATTTTACGAATATCTTCTGTGTTTATATGTCCTTTTATATGCGTTGTTGGTATCATGGAATGTTCCCTGTGATCTATCAAAAGATTTCCTTCTCTTCCCATACCACCACACACTATTGTTCCGGCAATTCCATCGAGTTCCCTGATAACATATCCAAATCCATGTCCAGCAGCTTCATGTCTAGCTTTATGGGCTCTAAGAGTATTTACATACACATCTGATAAATAATATTTTGAAGGTATTGGTGCATCATCTAATATATCTCTAATGCTAACATCTTTTTTATCTCCTTCGGGAAAGAGAAATTCTTTTGGCGCAATATCATTTCTAAAACATACTAAATAAATTCTTTCTCTGTTTTGTGGAACACCAAAATCCTTACTGTTCAAAATCTGATGAAAAACCGTATATCCAATTTCTTCAAATGCTCCTTTTATTACTTTAAATGTTCTCCCTCTATCATGGATAGTAAGACCTTTAACATTTTCGCAAAAGATTACTTTTGGTTTATGGTAATCGCAAATACGTACTACATCTTGGAATAAAGTTCCTCTACAACGTCCTTTATAATCATCTTCGAACCCGCCATGTTTTCCAGCCATAGAGAATGCCTGGCATGGAAAACCTGCAAGACATATATCAAATTCTGGGATATCTTTTTCATCAATTTGTGTAATGTCTCCTGCAATTTCTGCTCCAGGATAATTAAGTTTATATGTTCTCTGTGCTGGTTCATCCCATTCCGATACAAATGTGGTTTCTATATCGTCTTTAAACGCATTATCAAATCCTCTACGGATACCTCCAATGCCTGCAAATAAATCTATAGATTTATGCATTCTATAATTCCTCCTCAAGTTCCATTCTATCTAGCTTATTTTCAAATATCGTTTCTTCAATAACTTGAATGCATATTTCAGGGTGTTTTTTTATTTCTTTTCCCCAAAATCTAATAACCGTCCAGTTCAAATACAGCAATTCTTTATTGACAATATCATCTCTCTCAATATTTTTGCTTATCTTATTAATCCAAAAATCCGCATTTTTCCCTTTTTCTAATTGAGGTTTAAGAACTTCCCAATCTTTACCGTGGAAAAACTCACTATCGCAAAAAATTGCAATCCGATATTTCGTTAAAACTATATCTGGACACCCTGGTAAAGCCTTATAATTTTTTCTATATCCATATCCTTTATCACGTAGTGCTTTACGCAAAATACGTTCTATTTCCGTATCTTTGGACTTTATGCTTTTCATATTTTTATGCCTTTGTTCAGGTGTCAAACGATCCATTTTAATTCCTTCTATCGCTAAATATTACCTTGTTCCAATTTTTCGAGCATTCGTTGTTTTCTTGTATATTCTTCAAAGTACTCGAGTAAGGCTCTTTCTACTGCAACTGTTTTAGTTTGCCCAGCCTTATCACAAAATTGGCTAAGTTGTTCATATATTTCTGAATCGATACATACGTTTAAGTATGTTCCATTTTTCTTTTGTCTTGCCATTTTATCTCCCTTCCGTCTAAGCTATAAACAGCTACATTATACTACTTAAAGCTACCGTTTTCAACCCATTAAACAGAATGTATGTTTGTTTTTAGTTGTTCAAGCCCCCACTTATTCAATCAATGCATCCAGCATGACTTGAATTACTTCTTTCAACATCAATCCATCTCTTAATCCCATACGGTAATAGAATTCATTCAGATCACTGCATTTATTTGATGTTTCAGTCATGTAATCAAATAAAATTGTTCTCTGTTTGTCTGAAAGTTTTTGAAACATCTTTTGCAATTTCATTTCCAATTTTTCGTTGAATGGATCATATTGCTGTCCGTCTTTTTCTTGATAGACCTGCTCCATTCTCTCTCCGATAAGATCATTCATAAATTCTTCCATTTTTCCTGTTAATTCCATCTTTTTAATCTCCCATCAGTCTAATTTTGATTGCTTCCAGCCACACCACAATCCAGCCTGCGAGGATAGGCAAAACATACAGTATAAAGCCCATTGCAAGCATTCTGAATGCCTCTGTGCCTGTTTCCTGTCCGAATCCATACCCCAATACAGCTGTGATACAGATGATTCCCGACAGGGTATGAAATACCGTTGCAGACAGCCATGTGATGAACATAACCACCAGCTGTATGATTGTCAGGCATATACGCACCGGCAATAACAAAATTTTTATAATAATTCTTACAACTGCCATGACTGTCCGCCCCTTTCACTGTTTTAAATATCTACGGTAATTATCCAGAACAGAATCCGTAACACCATTTTTATATACTTTACGGATATCTGCGATTTTTTCATGTTTCAGCAGTTTCAGCCAGTCCAACAGGTCTTTTCTGCTGTTTGCGAAATTACAGCATCTTCCATCTGCATATTCAATCCTGTATCTCATAAGCCCCTCCTACACGTACACCATTTCAGTCAGTATCATTTCATCTACCCGGCTTCTTACATTATTTGCCTGGCGAACCCATTCCATTTGATTTCTGACTTTCAATTCTTCTGTAATGTCTTCCTGTTTCATTATCTGCTCCATAAGTAAATCTCTACGTTGTACGCATTGCTCATTTACATCTGCAAGATGCGTCCAGAGTTTTCCACTGAGTGACAAGTAAGAATACAGTCCACTCTTGTAATCTCTCAGATAGTTTCTGCGGAGACTTCCATAAAATCCAATATCACGTGTCTCTTCTGGTACTGCAATTAACGGTAAATAAATCTCTCCAACAAGGATATAATCCAGTCCATTCTCTGTATCATGAATCAATGGTGCTAATTTTTTCATATTCGATAACCTCTCTGCTTGTTTTCTTCCTGTCCTTGTGGTACGATCAAGCCGAAGCGGTGACAGGTAATTCCTGCTCCGGTTCGAGTTCAGTTGGCTCTGGTTCTATTTGGTAGGTAGGCTCCAGAGCCTTCTTTTTTTGCTTGTTTCTCCATTTCTGTGTACTGGCAGTAGCTTTCTTTCTGTTTTCCAGAATCTTTTCATACTCCTTCATAGCCTTCGGATCACCAGCCTGTGCAGCCTTTTCAATCTCTTTTGCTTTTTTCTGCTGTTTCTGATAACTCCGTTTTCGGCTTGCCCGGTCTCTTTCCCGTCTTGCCCTCTCCTTATCCAGAATTGCTTCATACTGCCTGATTGCTTCTTCATCGCCACCTTCCGCAGCTGCTTTGATTCTGGCACGTTCTTCTTTACGCTTCTGTGAACACTTCCTAGCAGCTATCCTCTGTCTTTCTCTTTTGGCTTCTGCTTTACGCTGTTCTTCTTCCTGTCGGGCTTTTCTTTCCGCCTTCAGTTCTTCTTCCGAAAAAGGAACTGCAAACTGTCCGATAAAATTGAAGTAAATATCTATCCGCTGTGTCCGATCAAGACCCTTTCCTACCGCTTCATGAACCATAATTTTATCTACAAACTCATTTAGCATTCTTGGGGTAATTTCCTCAAAGTCCTGATATTTCTTTACAAGCCGGACAAACCGATCTCCACCATCTTCCGATTTTTGATTCTGACCGAGTTCTTGTTCCAGTTCTGCCACCTTTGCTTCCAGTTCCTGTTGTTCATCGTCATATTCTTTCATCATGCGATTAAAATGCCTGTCCGGGATTTTCCCCAGTACATTTCCTTCATACAGGTTCTTTATCAAAGTATCTAACTCCTGAATCCTGTTCTTAGCTGATTCGACCTCTTTTTGTGATTCTTGCAGGAACTTTTCACTGTAAGTTTCTTTCAGCTGTCCCACCTGTTCCAGAAATTCTTTTTGATTCGTCAGAACAAATCTGGCAACTCTGCGGATAGAATCATCAACAAGCTGATCCAGTGCCGATGACGTAATAAAATGGAATGTACACTCTTTATATTTGTTTCCATATGCCGAGCATGAAAAACTACTGTCTGAATCATAGCGTTTCCCGTCTTTTCTCTTTTGTGCTTCTGGGCTTCTGTAAGACATTCTGCTGCCACAGTCTGCACAATAGACAAGCCCTGATAACCTGTGTTTGTACGTGCCATTTGCCACACGCTTTGTCACTCTTTTTCTAAACTTTTGTGCCTGATTCCAAGTATCTTCATCAATAATCGCTTCATGTGTATTTTCAAAGATAATCAATTCCTCTGGTCTGGCTTTTCTTCGTTTCTTTGTTTTGAAGTTATCACAGATTGTTTTTCCAAGAATCGTATGCCCCATATATTCCCGCTTATCAAGAATCCCGCTGACTGCGGTAGCATTCCAGATATAAGGATCATGGTAACTGTGATTCCTACTCACTTCGCCTTCCTCATGCCGTTCCAGATATGCCGAAGGAATTAAGATATGCTCTTTTGTGAGAATATCTGCTACCTGTGCCGGACCATTTCCTTCGATTGCAAGCTGATATATTTTTCTTACAACTTTTGCTGCTTCTTCATCGACCAGCAAATGGTTTTTATCTTCTGGATCATGCTTATACCCATAAGGAATTGCACCACTGCATCTCTTGCCAGATTTCATTCTGGATTGAAAAATAGCTTTGATTTTCTTGCTTGTGTCCTTTGCATACCATTCATTCATGATATTCAGAAATGGTGTAAAATCATTATCCGTTGGTGTTGCACTGTCAATACTGTTGTTGATTGCAATGAAACGGACATCTTTCTCTGGAAACAGTATTTCTGTATAATATCCGACTTTCAGATAATTTCTTCCCAGTCGGCTCATATCCTTTACACAAATGGTATCAATCAGTCCTGCTTCCACATCAGCAATCATTTTCTGAAATCCAGGACGGTTAAAGGTAACTCCGCTGAATCCATCATCTGTATAGTGCCGGATATTCGTCAGTCCCTTTGCCTGTGCATATTCTTCCAGATAATTCTTCTGATTCGTGATACTGTTTGATTCCCCTTGCAGTTCATCGTCCTTTGACAATCTCTCATAGAGAGCTGTTAGCTTGTTATTTCGCTGTGCCACGCTTTCCACCTCCTTCCTGCGAAAATGTCTGCAAATACAGACAAATAAGCGTTTCTTCGCAACTTCTGTTTATGAAGCAACGTTTGTTTCTCTGTACTTTATATATTAAACCCTTCGGGTCTGTGACCACATAGGAACTGTGCATCTGCATCAGATTCGGTTTGAGCCAGAAGCGGGTCTTACCGGAAC